CCTAACAAATAATCGGCGGCCCCCTTAATCGCCTTGGTGGCCAACCCTATGCCAAAGACTTTCAGGTCATCCAGCAGCGCATTCCGTGCGGGAGCGGACTCCACGGAACTGAGAGCCGCACCGGCCGCACGAGCCACTGGAGCGCCATTGGCCACCTGGGTGAGGGCATCCTTGACTACTGGCCCCACAATCCCGACGTTGCCACTACGCGACCCAAAGGCCTCCATCCCATCACCGGCAATAGCCCAGTTCACTACCACCCTCACGCGGTACTGTTGAATGCTCGCCGTAGGATTGATGACCTGCAGGTACAACCCACAGTACTTGCTACTGCTGGTCACCTCGATGGTGGTATTGTGCCAATAATCTCTAGCGCCGGGCCGACCTTGAACGACGTACGTGTGAAGTTTTTCATCACAAGGAATTTCCCTATAGGATGGCAACTCCCTGACTGCACTGCCGCCCAAAGAAGTAGCGGCTCCGTCCATCGGCAAGGCTCGGTTGCGCGGTTCAAACACGACAAAGGTGCCGCCCCGGTTGGCTATCGGTGTAACATTCTCGAACTCAATCTTCGCACTGACCATGGCCCATCTCAAATGTTTTTTCGTACTAGCACGCAGATCGGCCTGAATCGGGTAAACTATATCCCACGGTCTGGTAGTAGCTCCAGCCGCTGACGCAGGGAAAGTGTCAATCCCAGCTGTGTCTACTTGAAGACAACTGACCGGGGGAATGGCACTCCCAGCGCCATCAAACGTGGTAACAGGGCCCGTGCAAACCGTGGCGAAAGTGGTGGACCAAAACGTCGAGTGAAACGATGACTCATCCATGGCCGTGCTGGCATCAGTCACAAAACCGAGCGGAAACATTATCGTACTCGTGAAGTTGGTGCCGATATTGCTCGAGAAGGCATACTCAGAAGTGAATGGACTGGCGTACTCGGACAACACGTTGTTGTTTGTATACGGGGGTACCATTCCCTGGATGCTGGGATTCGCACATGCCTTCAAATACCTTAGCGCATTGAGGTGGCGCTCATAATGCGCCGGGGCCAACCCATGAGGAATTTTCTTCTTACTTTCCTTCTTTTCCTTAGGGCCTGGACGCACTTTCTCACGCTTCGTCTCCTTAGCTTGCCGGTCGACTTTCTTTTCCAACTTAACCAAAGCGGTCTTAACACTTTCGGTGATAGGAGAGTTTGACGACAAACTCGTCATCTTTCGAGGCTTGTTAGTATTGCTCATACTTGTTCTTTTCTCTAGAAAATAGTAATATTCACGACTACTATCTTGGAAATTGTAATGTTCTAAAAACTTTACAGGTTTATTTTGTCTGCCCCGGGGATTCCAGACAGACCACAAGTCCAACATGGTGTTGAAAGAGGGATCAAACCGCTTAAAGCTCAAATCTGGCAACTTACCAAACCGAGCATTGAACAAAAGCGGGCTCATATCCTCAACCAAGTCGACGAATGCAGTGGGACTGTTGCTCAAAGCAGCTTCCAACGTGTCATAACATTCTTCGATTCTCTCGCGCCCCGGGAAACCGCGCGATCGATTCATGGCATCCAATGCAGCAATGTATGAATAAACGTCCACTGATTCAATTGCGTGGTTCGTATGCATGCGTTCCTGATCATAAGCATTCATGCCGTTCTCATAGGCGGCCAGAATCTCTTCCATGTTCTTGCGTGCACTCACGTTTCCCAGCATTCGATTGCCATGAAGAACGTAGTGCTGGCACATCAAATCAGTCACAGGATTGATGCGCGCAATGTTGTCAGCACTAACGGCCAACAACACATAAGCGAGGGCGACTTCCACATCTTCTTTCGGGAACACAGATCGGGGGTCCTTGATAAAACAAGTTCCCTTCAAGCCAGAAATGGGGCACCAACGGTACCGCGAATCGGCTGCGACCCACACAGAGAAACCTCCCAAGAAGGTCCGTGTGCTTGCCTGTCCAAAGACATTTCCGTCAGAGTCTGCCTCCCACTCCAACTTCAGCCCGTGAATCCTGGCGCGTTCGGAAAAACATTCGAACACTGCCTTCACATCACTGATTTTACTCCCCAAGTGAACAAAGGTGTACACCCAGATCACCATTTGCATGAGAGCGGCATCCAAGGAGGTGGTGGGCCTCCCGGTGTTAGTATGTTCACGCAAGTTGAACCAAAAAGTTTTGACTCCTTCTTTCGAGTTCACTTGGTAAACCCGCGGCAACCCGCCGCGCAAACGCATAAGCTCAAGGGCTCGGCCGCTGATGCCTTTCTTGCCGTAATAACGGCGGTGGGCTTCTTGATGTTTGGGCCCACAAGTGAGATCACAGGATCCCAGATCCCCGGCCATAAAAGTGACGACCCCACCAAAATTGTGGATAATCAAGTTATCATCGCCATGAACCGCAACATGCAGCCCTTCCTTGTCGCATGCTTCATTGATGAATGTGTCTAAAACATGAGGCTCTGGACTGATAAGATAACTCAAAGTGGCCATCCCGCCGTTGAAGATGAGTTTCTCTTCAAACTGAGTTTTGAAATTCAACACCCATGCCATCTCTTCCAGATTGGTCTCATCAACGGGATGAATGGGACGGCACTTTAGTCTCAAGTGACTGCGCAATGAATCTTTGTAGGGCAATTTCTCATCACACTTAACACTGATGGGAATTTTCTGCGGATCCACAAGATCACCCTGTGCCAACATCTCGCACCATGCGGCATACTTGGCTTTCTTAGCTGCGGAAAACGGTCGAGTTTCAATGTACTG